AGCATAATTTGTCTCTATGGTATCCTCGCATAACTAGCAATAGTTTTATTTTATTCTCTATTGAAGTTTTGCAAGGATACATTTCTTCCCAAGTCATGCTAGTTTGTAAACAGCAAATTTCTTCTTACCATTAGTTCCTACATTTGTTCTTATTTTCCAGCCTTCTTTCTTTAAGTCAAATACAACAGCTGCCAATCTAAAGCAACCATAGTTTTGTAAAGCTGTTAATGGTGTAATTCCATTACCGTCTTGTAAGTGTTTTAATATATTCTGTTTTTGTGTTCCTGTTTCCATAATTAACTCCTATTTGTTATTAATTAATATAGTCGCGACAGCCTGAGATAACTCAATCTTGCCAACCAAGACAAAATCAAATTACTTTCTCCATCATTCGTCACGACTATACATTATTGATTAATTAAAATGGTAAATCTGATTCCATTTCATCTTCTGATAAAGCAATACCATCTTTCCAAGGTGTTACACTACTAATTTGCATGGTTCTTTTGGTTTCACCATCTTTTTCATATTCATTAGTAATAACAGTTGCTAAACATGGTTTGCCTACAACATCTTCTGTTTCTATTTCATCTAGTATGATATTTTCTTCATCATTTCTAAATTCAACACCTAGACTTTCACAGAAATCCTTGTATGTTCTATTTTTCCATCTTTCTTCTTTAACTGGGTCTGGAGTAAACCATATTCCTTTACTGAAAAACTTTTTACCAACAAAAGCTTTACCAGATTGCAATACAGTATTACCATCTTCATCCCTAGCTTTTACATACCATCCAGTTCCATCACTAACCATCTTAGCAAATTTAAGACTACTAACTTCATCAGCTACTTTAAACTGAAAGTTAAAAACCTTATTGCCATTGTATTCTCTTGAATTGACAGCTATAACGTGACAGGGATAAATTCCTTCTGGACTTGGAACAAATCCATCGGTCATTTCGTTGTAAGTTGTTTTTGTTTCAATCATTTACTTTTATTTCCTTTTGTTTTTGTGTTAATATTAATCATTTGTTCTTTATTTACGGTATGTCTAATGATAAGATTGTTCATTTCTTCTCTTAGATTACTCATATCAGTTGAATATTTATTTCCATTCAATCCTCTAAAATAAAATATTGGTGTTACCCAATTTCCATTTTCTGTAGATATATATCTCTCACTTGAGTTTGTTCTTGTAGATACTATACCATTCTTTTGTAGTGTTGCTAATGTTTCTTCTGTTATTACACCACTATCTTTTAAATCATTAGCTTGTTTTACTGTTAGTTTACCCATTATTACTCCCTATTCCATCCAGATTGCTGTTGAGCAACAGGATTCATTTTGGTTTCTTCTTCTAATATAAAACTATGAAAACTAGGATTAACACTAATCTGTTTGTCTTCATCAGTTCTAAAAACCATCATTGGTTTACCATTTAATTGCTTCAATCCTACAAATGATACTTTCTTAAACTCTTTACCATCGTTAGTACCTATTGTATATTGACATCCTTCAATTAAAATATTTTCATCATATGAACTATTATTCATTTTTAACTCTCCCATTATTTTATTTGTCTTTTTAATTTTGCTAATGCTCCTCTGTAATTAATACCATGTATAATACCATCATTAATATAGTCTTTTATCTCTTGGTGTTTATCAGCAGATATTTTATTAGCAGTTATTAACAATTCATCTATTTCTTCTTCAGTTAGTTCTGCATCTTCTACTTGGTTGCGATATACATCATCACATATATTCATATACATATTAAAAGCTTTCTTAATACAATCAGTATTAGCTGCTTTAATATCATTACCTAAATCTACATACTCAGTTGTTCCTCTTTTCTTTTGAACTCTATGAGACGCTGTTGCATCGCCTTCTCTCCATACTCCATTATCAAACCATTTAAGTCTACCATGAACAACATAAGCTTCTGTCCCAGCGAACTCAGTTTTAATAACAGTCCAACTCCAGCCTGGAAATTCTCTATCTGCAACATCTCTCATTACAGAATATTCTACATAATCCATTCCCATCTTTTGTTTAATAAAAGCTTTAGGAGTTTTAATATTACTAACTTTCTTATGATGTTTGGTTATTTCACTAAGAGCTTTATTTATAGTTATCATATCTTCTTTAGTAGTTGATATTTCATTCATTGTTTTCTTCCTTTAATATATTTTTTATCTTTTTCCACAATCCTTCTGGAGTCTTTGAAGTGATACTTTTATTTTTATAAGTAAAAGCATAAAATCCTCCAAGAACATTTACATATCTTGATTCAAATTCAAACCTTTGACGTTCTTTATCATACTTATCAATTAACATATTTTCTCCTTAATTACATATTGGTTCAAATTGACAATACCTACATTCCCAATCTTCTATCGGAACATTCAATGAGCCTCTTGGTAAATCATCCTCACTTTCTACCATATCTAAAGTTTGATTTAATGATTCCCAGTATTCAGCGGCATTGTCCATCCATACTCTATTGACACTTATAGACTTCATCATACTATCGTCTTTCTTATAGTAAACTAAATATAGTGATATGTTGTCATACTCTATATCCTCTTGCTCGACTATACCTAAAGCATAAGTTCCTAATTGCAACTCATACATTCGACTTGGCTTTGGTTCTCTGCTGGTACGACCAAACATCATCTTCCATTTCCAAGAGTGTGTAGTTTTAATATCTAATACAGACGCTGTACTTTCACTATCTAATACTACAATATCAGCACTACCCATTACATTTAATGATTCAATAAGTATTGGATATTCTATTTGAAACTTTAGGTTATACTCTTGAAATAATACCTCTTCATTCTTACTGGGTATATTTTTACTTTGATATAACTCTATTGCTTTCTGAATGTCTTCATGAACTATTGTACCGAGTCTAAGAAGTCTTTTACTCTTCTCATCCATACCTTTGCCTTCATGTCCATTGATTGAATACCAATGTTTCTTAAAGCAATGTCCAGCTGCTGACGCTCTGTAATACTTGCCAGGATTCTTTTTGAGGTATGACTTTTTATTGTCTGATTCTATATCTGTGAGATAATCGTTATATATCTCTTTAAGGTTTAAGTCCAATTATATCTTCCTTTCTGGGTGTTTAATTTAATAATTTGATTTCGCATTTCATAGTGTATTAATGAATAGAACCATAAGAAGCTCCATTTTTCTGAGGTATTCTTTCATCAAACTTTATTCTACAAGTATCTAATACTAATACCAATCTTTCTCCTTCAGCGTATGCATCAACAAGTTTATCTGGGTACTTATCTTTGATTTCTTTTGCTGATATTTTAGATAGTCTGTATCTTTCTGTTTCTTTATGTTTGTTGTCTTTAGGTTTATTATCTTTCATTTAATTCCTCTTTCGTTTTGTTTAGTAATTGTGCTGTAATTAAAACTTTTCTCTATCCAAGCATCATGAAATGTTTTATAATGCTTCATTATCTTTACCCATTGTTCTTGACTTAAATCTGTCTCAGCTCTCGCATCATTTATCTCTGTAAACATATTATATTTACCACTCTTCTGAACTTTGACATATTGTTTAAATCCTTCTTCTGTTATTAATACTGACATTATACATAGTTTCCTTTCATTACTGGTATTTCACAAATTATTATTGTATTTCTTCCTAATCTTGGACATTCACCACTTATTATTCCACCATGACTTGCTATCATTAAGGCTACAATATGAGATGGAACATATGGGTAAACAGAGTCTGTATAATCTATATCTTCATCATCCTTTGATAAATCTTCAACATATTCTTTTATTAAATTATCTTCTCTATTAGGATAACCTAATTCTACTTCTGTATAAATAACACTACGACCATTTTCCTTTGGTAAACAGTAATATAACTCAGATGCTTGTATTGATACTTTAAATCCGTCAGCACATACTACTGATTCTCTATGTTTTTGATGTTTTATCATTATTATCTCCTTTATTAAATTATAAGAGCAAGGTAGCTGCCACCGTTTGACTTTAGACGCTAAAACTATTTAATCGAACTCCCATTGAAGGGATAGTTTTACTTGTCTTATTATAGCACTTTAGCTCTTATTAAAATTATTACTACTAGTGCTTCAGGCTCCAATTACCTCTTGGATTAAGGTTTAGGATTCGAACCTAGTGTTGCAGCGAACCATGCCTTCAACATATATCTATGCTTAGAATACACTAGTAGTAAAGTTACTGAGCCATATCAGGGCAGTCCAAAGCTTTCTAGAATTGCTATGCTTTACGGGCTATGACTCAGATTTAATTATTACCAAACAATACCCATATAACTGTAACTACTCCTGCTACAAGAATAACACTAAAGAATGCAAAGAAGGTTGCTTCTATTATATGTTTTGTAAATTTATTCATTGTCTATACTCTTCAATGCTAAGAAGAAGAAATGTATAGCTGCTAATGCACAGGCTATCGCTGTTATGTCTAGTATTTGTATCATTTTATTAGTTCCTTTTATTATTAAAAAATGTTAGCACTCAAGTTCGTCCTTCAATCACACTATGTTTTAGATAGTAACTCTGTAATCCAGAAGATGAACGTCAATCACTATTGTTCTATACTACTTAGATAGTAATCTATTCAGCGATTAACTGAACTATCCTTTTGTATGTCTTAATAGCTTAAGATTGATATAAGTCTGAGTGCTAATGTTTAAATTTTGTTTGTTATGTTTATTGACCATGTTATTTAATAATTGTATCATACATATAGTTATTAGGGCTAAGAGTATGTTCATGTACTTATAGTAACTTTAGCATACAAATAACCCATATAACTATTGTTTCACAGCTGTATCTCAATGAGTGGTGGCTGCTACTCTACCAAAGGTAAGCTTAATGCTTACCCTTAGTTATCAGTTTAGTCTCTATCGCATCCAACCTCTGTGCTAATGTCTCTGCTATAGTGACATCAACCTCTACTTCTTTAGCTGGAGCTGCTTGTTGCATCTGAGCCATCATAAGTAATGTACCCATGTCTAATCCACCTTGTGCTAGACCAGCGAATGCGTTCATATCCTTGACTACGCTACTGGGATACACAGTCCTACCCTTTCTCGCTGATACTGCGAAATTATGTGTTAAGGTAGCCATCGCTACTGCTTTATTCTCAGCGTCACTAAACAGAGGTTTCTGGTTAGACATCTGCTCCATTATCATCTTTAGTATATCCATTACATTTCCTTTATTAATTAAACAATCAATCAACACTAAATCAAATCAAAAATAACTAAAATCATAAAACACTAAACCCATTTATTGGGGGTGTATAGATAAATAACACCCCATAACATTTTGTAAAATATTTCTTGACAACACATGGTCATTTACTGTAGCTTATTGCACCTAGGTTGTTATAAATAATAATAATTACTAAATAATAGAGCGCTTGTATATATAAGAGAAAGAAAAAAAATGGCAGATAAAATGAACTGGATAGATGCTTTACCGATAGATGTTCGTGAAGAGATTATCCATGATTTATCTGAACGAGATACATCGGATTTAGTACCTTTAACAATCAATGCTAACGTATACTGGATTCCAGCTGAGGTGAACTTTCTAATTGAATCTTTAGGTCAAGGTGAGATTAATGAATTGAATGGAGAAATAGTCACAAGCTAATGGAGTACCAAAAAATAAAAGGCAAGCGTCACTATGTATATGATGATATGGAAGAATTTAAGGCCGACCACCCAAATACAGAAGTAGGTGATTGGCGTGAATCCAAAGAAGGTGACTGGGTATTAAGTGATGATGATAGGATTGTACAGTTACTCAAGTCAAGTGGTATAAAGCATCCTAACGACAGAAAAAATTATAAGTTATCTAAAGGGTATGTTCGTACTATTGTAGGTACATTCTTAAATAATAAAAAAACAAAAATGGATACTGACTTTAGTAACCATCCCAATAGATATACATTTAGTACTAAAATAAAGAACACAAGTACTAGAGTAAAAGAACGTAAGAATTTAACAAAAAATGAACGTATATTCTCTGTGAACGTAGCAGGTGGCATGGGAGCGGTTAAGTCTTATATGGATGCATACGAAGAAATAAATCCAGAGAAGGCTAGGAACAAAGCAATTGTGTTATTAAAACAGGAAAGAATTATGCAGGAAGTTGAAAGAAGTGTATTAGAAGTATCAAAAACATTAGGTCTAGACCATGAGTTTGTATTAAGAAAACTAAAGTTATTAGCAGACCATAGTGAGGATGATAATATTATTTTACAATCAACTAAAGAAATTGGTAAAATTATAGGAACAACTGGAGTTACAGTTAAACATAAAGAAGTAGGAGTATTCGGGGTGTTTCAAGGATTTAGTCCTGAACAACTTGAAAGCATAGAAAGGCAAAAGATAGGTGATGGAAATACAAGTAGACAGATTGACGTTGGGCCAAACGATTGAAGCTTTGAAAAAGACTTCAGAAGGCTTAACTGAATTAGAAATAGAATATCCTGATAATTATATTGTTAGGAAAATAGTAACAATGAAACAACTTGTTGACCATCTTGATGCAAGTGATGTTATATTAGATGAACAAGATTCTTATACAAATTAATATTCCGTACGCATTAAGCACTACGGATTCAACAACTAAATACATGGTGTTTTATAAAAAATGATAGCAACAAAAAGGAAGATGAAAAGGAACGATTTAATAAAAAGAGTACAAGCTATGGAGTTTGTATTATCAAAATTAATTAATTCACAAAAAAATTTAGAATTGATTATAGATTATTATATTGAAATGAATAAAGATGATAAAAAATTTCAAAAATTTTTAGATAAAAAAACGGAAGATGCAGACACCTCCGAACCTAAATCTAAATAATATAACTAAAGCTGAAGAAGTATTTGAATTAGCTAGTAAAGATTTAATATCATTTGGTAAACTATTTTTACCTGATGACTTTATGCGTAGTGAAACGCCTCCTTTCCATTATGAAGTAGCAGATAATATAGACGACCCTGAAGTAAAGCAACTCGCAATAATACTTCCCAGAGGTCATGGTAAAACAGTATTGACCAAAGCGTCTATATTGAAAGACTTTCTATTTTGCCCAAAAGATGATATGCATTTTTATGCTTGGGTATCTGCTACTCAAAAATTATCAGTAGGTAATATGGATTATATTAAATATCATCTTGAGTATAATGAAAAAATAAAATATTATTTTGGTTCAGTAAAAGGTAATAAGTGGACAGAAGAAGACATTGAGTTAGCTAATGGATGCAAGTTAATTAGTAAATCAAATGTTTCAGGTATTCGTGGTGGAGCTAAATTACATAAAAGATATGACCTTATAATATTAGATGACTTTGAACATGAAGCTAATACAATTACTAGAGATGCTAGAGACAAGAACGCTACTCTAGTTACTGCTGTTGTCTATCCTGCCTTAGAGCCTCATACTGGTAGGTTGCGTGTTAATGGAACTCCAGTTCATCACGATTCTTTTATTAACAATTTACTTATTAATCATAGTCGAGCTAAGAAAGCTAAGAAAGATTTTGCTTGGAAAATAATAACATATAAAGCTATTACAAAAAAAGGAAATGCATTATGGACAAGTTTTTTTCCAAAAACAAAATTAGAAGAAAAGAAAAAGTTTTATTCGGATTCTGGAAAACCACAGAAATTTTATCAAGAATATATGATGGAGGTTCAAAGTCTTGAAGACTCGTTATGGACAAGAGAACATATTAAGTATTGGGAGGGACGCTATGAATATGATATGGAAGAAAGTCAAAATTACTTGGTTATTAATGGAGAAAAATTTCCTGTTAATACCTTTGTTGGTTGTGACCCTGCCACAGATATTGATACTAAGGAGTCTGATTTTTCTGTTATCATGGCTATTGCGATTGACTCAGAAAATAATTTATACGCTTTAGAATATGAAAGACATAGAAGCATACCAACAGTAGGACAGAAATCTGATGATGGAGAAATCATTGGAAAGAAAGGTGTTGTTGATTATATTATGGATATGCATGAAAAATATCATTGTGTATCTAGTACTGTTGAAGATGTAGCTATGAATAGAAGTGTATTCCAATCGTTAAATTCAGAAAGAAGACGTTTAAATAAGTTTAGTATAGCAGTTATACCAGAGAAACCAGGCGGAAGACAAAAGATTAATCGTATATATAGTGGTCTTTCAGGCAGGTTTAGTACAGGAACAGTACATTTGCGAGAAAATATGTTTGATTTAATTAATGAAGTAGTTACATTTGGGCCTAGAATGGCTCATGATGATACCATAGAGACTCTTTATTATGCTCAAATGCACGCATTCCCGCCTGATTTGAGGAAAGATAAACGAAATAGAACTTGGTACAAACCTAAAAAGAAGGCGAAGAATTGGGTAGTAGCATAACAATAATAATGGAGAAGTAAAATGGCTGAATACAAAAAAAAGAAAAAAGAAATAAAAGGAATGCCTAAAAAAAGCATTCAATCTAGAATGCCTTCAAAGGCCTCTAAGGGTCAGGCTGGTAAAAAAGCCCCAGTTAAAAAGAAAAGAAGTCTCATTTCAAAACTCGGAGGAGCGTTAAATCCTTTTGATGCACCAAGTAGAGCTCGTAGGAAAAAAATTGGTTCTAAAATAA